ATTATGCGAAGCCTCTAGTCAGGAAGGCGCCAGAAAGGCCCTAGGAATTGAGATCTGCTAAAGCTGGTATCAACCAGTGGGTTTTGGTGAAGGCCACTGTAAATGGTCAATTTGAGCCTACAGCGGCTTGAGCGAGATCGGCGGTTGATCCAGGGAGGTTAGAAGATCGTTTTGACTTGGTGTCGCGCGGGCCTGATGAAGATGCGCCAACGATGATGCTACGCGGCAGCGGGTTGGTGATGGCAGACATACAGGCCGGATAGGACATTTTCAGTAGATTGCCCTCGGCGCTATAGCACTGACATTGAGTTTTGGAGCTGATGCAGCCGGCAACAGGGGTAGCCTGCTCCGTTTCACCCCAATCGTACATTTCAGTGGTAGCCGGCTTCTGCGTGCGATTGGTGCCGCCAGCGGCACCCACCCGCACCGCAGACTCCGGCTTTTCTGGTGATGCAGCTGGAGTGGAAGGAGCTGGCGCTTCCTCTTTCGAGATAAGAAAAGAGCTTTCAGTTGTAGATATGTTGTAAGCAACAGCAGCGCTAGACAAGAGAATGAGAAAAAGCATAAAGGCTAGTTTCTTAGGGACCTTGAACTTGTGCGTATGTATGGTGGCTGACTTGTAAAGCTTCATATGAGCTTTAGGGAATGGCCAAGGAACAGAATCCGCCCTGGACTGTTCACCCCTGTCATTTGGGCTGTCTACGCAGTGCTGCCAAGTGTACTTAGTGACAGTTTTCATGCCAAAAGCACGATAGAGATGTATGTGCTCGCCGGCGAGCTTCCTGATGTGATGATTTATAAAACTGGGCGATTGGCTGATAAAAACCAAGTCGTGGCCGGTATGACGGTGAGTCTCCATAGCCTTAAGACGGGTGTCTTTGATTTCACGACCATGACCAGTGGATGGATATAAGTGATCCTGCTGGGCTTCATCATAAATGACTAGAGCACCTTCCATGGTGTCGCGCCAGTCGTCTGGTGCAGGACGGCATTCGGGAATATCGAGGCCTGAAATGTTGGAGTAAACGGGCCTGCCCTCTTCCACCGCTTTAAGAACAAGACCAACGGCAAAGAGTGATTTGCCACTACCAGGGACTGCAGTAATTAATGTAATCATGATGAAAGACCGAAGAAGACCTTGGTTGATTGAATAGCAGCACGGGTTAAAAAGGCGCTGCATAAGATCGAAAGACCTTCTGGGAAGCCAAATAAACTAATGATTTGATAAACAGCTAAAGGCATAGCGCCAAGCAGGTTACGAAGTTGATTTATAAGCTCTTCGACAAGACCAAAAAGCCCATAGTAAGTAAAAAGGCCGATTCCCAGGGCGACGAATATTTTTGCTATAACGCTGGATATTATCCAAACGCCTACAGCTGCTAAAACGGCTGGCATTAGTCAGACCTCCCCATTCCGAGACTTACATATATTGCAGCGATCAAAAAAGCGATTATTACGAATGGCTTTGCAAGAGTGGCAAAGTCACAAGCCGGCTTGAAATCAAAAGAAAAAGAACCTTGGTCGGTTTCAATTGGGTATGGTGCAGGACAGGATGCAGAGGATGAGAAAGTTACAGACTCTTCATAGTCCTCATCAGATATAAGTTCTGAAAGGTCGGGCTCTTCCTCAGTGAAAGGTGTCCTAACCCATTCGATAAAGGAACAAACTGTTGGCATGAAGTCGCAATCAGTGGGGATATCAGCAGAAGGTGATTCTACTGTGGTGTTGGTCTCAGTGCTTACAGATGTGCTGGTTTGAGTTCCGTTCTGATATGTATTAGTTACGGTTGTTCCAGTTGATGTAATTGAGAGTGGGGAAGTTCCGTATTGGAGCTGTAATGATGGAAGAGATTCGACGACAGTTGTGTCGCCTGTAGTTGGATTGGTGGTAGTTGTCGTAACGCCGGGAAGGTCAATGGAGTTTGGGCCGCCAAAGGTTTCTGAATCTGGATAGTCAAATGAGCCAGGAACAGCATCGCTGATATAGGGGGCAGTCGATGCAGCAAAAGATGGGTCTGATATACCGGAAATAAAAGAATCAATGTCAGAATCAGTGATTGGAAGAGCCTGTGAGCTTACACAAGCAAGAGCACTAGCGGCCAAAGAAAGACCGGTTGGGCAGGTAGTGCCGGAAGATGAAATCGTAGGGTAGAAAGTTTCTTGATAACTGCCTTGGCTGTAATTTACAGCGCACTTTACGTCAATGTATGGGCGGTGGCTGTGGATAGAAACAGAGTTTATAGAAGCGCCCCAGGTACTAGCCGCAAATCGGCTAGCAAGCCCCTGGCAGGCACTTATAGCTGAAGGGTATTTAACACCCTCATGAAGCCAATAAATATCAGAACCTGTTGGCGTAAAGGAGACTGGACTATTGTCCACGCGAGTTATTTGGCTGTTTTCGTCTATGAGCCAACCAACGGAAGCAACCGCTCCAGTTACTGCGCCGGACAAGAGAAGTTGGCCGGGGTTGAGTTTTATTGCGTTTTTAAGTGCACCGCGAAAACTTGGCCATGAATACTTTTTTTCTCGAACAACTGGAACCGTGTGACGGTTGCCTTTTTGATCACTGATAGTTGCGTTCCAATCCCTGGAGTCGATAAATGCGTCAGGGCCGACACCAGGGCCGTAAGTTGGCTGGAGATCGCCCGGCTGGACAATTATTGTACGTGCAGCATGTGCAGTCAGCGAAAGAGAAAGAAGCCCGAAGAGACAACAACAAAGAAAACGAGCCATCCAGAATACTCCCACTCCATAATATGAACTCCAAAAAAAAGAGGGAGCGAAGCCCCCTCTTGTTTGTAGCGCCTGGGGTTAGCGGGCAGTACGGCGGAACATGGCAAAAGCCACAATTACCAGGGTAACGACGAACATTGCACCACCGATGGTGCGAACGTCAGCTTGCAGGTTGGTGATAGCGGTAATTACGGGGGCGAGAAGATCAGCTTCCATATTTCAGTACCTTTGATGTGAGAGAAGAAAGCGTATTAGTAGATTTAAACCCCAGGCTGTTGCGTAACACGCGAGAACCGCAAAGCCTAGTTTCAGCCCCTGGGCAACGCTCAGAGGCGGAATTAAAGCGCTGTACTCAACCCAAGTAGTGCAAGCACCATCGACTAGTTCAGCGCAGATATACATTTAAGCGGCCTCGGCATCGAGTTCAGCTGCAAGGCGTTCAAAAGCAACGACAGCAACTTTCTCGGCTTCGGCTTGATGCAATTCGTAGGCAGCGGCGCCGATGGCTCCGGAGTCACGTAGGCCACGCAGATAGCCAGCGTGTTCAGAGCTGGAGAATGCGAGTTCGTAGTGATCAGGGGCGGACTTCATGAGGCACAGCAGGCGCTGGCGTTCTTGATGAAATTCGGCGGTAACCATGGTGGCGCCCTCCCCTTAACCGGCTGCTTTAACAGCAGCTTGAACGCGGCGAGACTGACGAGGGTCGAAGCTAAATTCGACGCGGCCATCTTTGATGTTGCCTTTAAGGGCGCAAACATACTCACCAACTGTAAGAACTTCATCTGGCTTAGAACAGTAGTATTCAAACTTCTGCGGAAAGTCGACACCATCGAGGACGACAAAACATTCAGCCATTGTGTAAGCATTGCCGCTAACTTTAGCGACACCAGAACGGTGCATACAGGTTGGCGTAACGATCAACTTAACTTCCATAGCCATGATATTGCCTCTTTGATGAGCGCCGGTAACTTATGACCGGCTGGGTTTGCCCAGGTGGGCGTTAATAGCACTCGCCTACGTACGGGGCGGATTTTTCATTGCGGATAACTTTGTATTTGCTGTCATTATTGATCTGGACAGCAGACTCAATCTTTTCAGCGGGTGTTCTATTTGCAACAGCGTCATAGCATTCCTGTATGACACTTCCGTTAGTTTGAACATTGCGCATTCTCTGTTGAATTTCTTCGCGACGGGTTGACTTGCCCATGAAGAAGTTATCTATTCCGTTTCTCATTTGAAAAAACCTATAAAAAGTGAAATTGTTAAATAAGCGGAATAAAGAGCAAGACCAAGACCAGTGATGGCCATAGAAATAATGATGACTTGCCAGAAGAGCCAGCTAATAACGCGAAAGATATCCATCAGCATGCACGCCGTGCGGATTGGTGAATTAATCCGCGATCAAAGAAGAACGCTGGAATAGCGGCGGGCTTGGCTTCCAATATGCGGATCATTGGAATGACATTAGAGTCGTCGCGGCGGTCGCAACGAATGTTAATGTCAATACCAAGACCCATTAGCTGTTCGCGATGGCGGTAATAAGTGCCATTAGCCAGCATCTGCTTAAGGTCGTGACCAGCTTTCCAGAGCATATAAGTGCCAAGGATTTTTGATGGAAGTTCCATCATCTGCTTACTGTTTAGTTCAATCTGCTCAGACATATCTAATTCCCCTATGAAGTGGCGGTACTGAGCCCATAAAACCGCCGGGGTTAATTGAAACGCATATTCAAGGTCTAAAGCCTTGAGCTTCTTGGAGCGCAAACGCAGCTCTACACGCAGCTTGTTATCAAGCCATTCGTGAATTTGAGGATTTTCATTTATTTCATCAGGCAACTTGTGAGAGCCGCCAGCATTCAGCTCATCAGCCTTGCAATAACAAACGACAGACCAATGAGAGGAACCTTTGCCAAAAGTAAGCGTGCCGCGATTGTTTACAGGGCGGCCATGGCGTGACTTGCACTTGAACTCACCAGCTCGCAACCAGGAACGAACGTCACCACGGGTTGGCAGCTCAAACATGCGGTTGTAATCGACGCGAGTAACGCGGTACCGCCCTGCCCTAACCTTCTGTTTTTCGATGTCGGTGGGATTCAGATCAACAAGGCCACAGAGGCGCTGGAAGGTGTCCCACACCAGGGCGACAAGATCGTCGGAGCCGACGAGGTTGTGACCCTGGAGCCACTTACTGGGATTGCCGTCGATGTAAAGGTGTGTGGCGTTTCCCTTTCCGTCGCCGCCTATGCTGCGAACATGGATGCTCGACTCGTAAGAACCGCGAACGTGCATCTTGCGAGGGGTTTCCCATGCGACGGTGCCGTCAGCCTCGATGCAAACCACAGCGCCGCTATCTAGCGGTGAGTGCTGTAGTTCGATCATTACGGCGGCCCAGTCGATCATCCCTAAAACCTGTCAAGACGCATATGTGAGTCGTCAAGGTACAAGATGTGATCGGAGAGAGTCAACAACATCTGATCCGCTAAGGATTCGGATATGATCCAGAGCTTTTGACCAAGGGGTAGGATCGATGGAAGAAACGACGCTGAGCGAAGTGACAATGGCCATAGGCGAAAACATCAAGAGAGCCAGAGAACACAAGGGGCTCAAGCAGGAAGAAGTAGCCGAGAAAGCAGGCATACCCCTGTCAACATACAAAAATTACGAGCATGGCAAACAGCCACCGCCAGGGGATCGAATCGGAGCCATTGCGCGGGCGCTGGGAGTATCTGCGGATGAGATCGTTTTTGATGAGAGCGAGAGGCAGGTGACGGATGAGCTTAAAGCGATTTTCAGACGATTCGACGAGCTGCCACCTGAACTGAAAACTCAGGCAAAACTGGCAATGAGGGGGCTTTTGATGGGATATGAGTCGGAGCTGCTGAGGTAAGGGGGATTCCCAAAATGGGACAAAAGTCGGGTATCACCTATACCGACTTTTTCGCGATCGGCAGCGCCTGGAAATCCAAAAAGCCGGCCTGCCGTTTTTTACCTACGGGACCCACCACCGAATATACCTAGCGAGCTGCTGCCGATGCGGTAAAGCGGGTTGGACAGTGATGAGTGCGCCTGGTGCTTAAAGATCGAGGATCTGCCGCGCGAGCTGCTGGAGGTCGGAAACCAGCTTATCGAGGTCCGCGGATTCAGCGTCGAGCTGGGCAAGCCGGCTACGCATCTGGCGAACATCTGCAACGAGTCGAGGGTAATCAGTCAGCACATGGCAAACCGCGTCCAGGGCATCCCTGGAGGGCGCGTAGAGCTGTGCTTGCTTGATCAGGTAGGCAGGTATTTCGAGGGGCGTTCGCATAATGGCCGTTACATTAAATCGGGCCTGGACTGGTGACTAGCTTCCAGACCCGACTAAACGTAACGCCGGTAAATTATGCGAAGCCTCTAGTCAGGAAGGCGCCAGAAAGGCCCTAGGAATTGAGATCTGCTAAAGCTGGTATCAACCAGTGGGTTTTGG